AAACACAACAAAAAGAAGACGCTAATGACCGTCGAAAAAGAACTAGAGAAGCTAGACAAGAAAAGCTACAAACAGAAGACCTAAGAAAAGCAGAGACAGAAAAGCGTGCTCTAGATGAAATACAATCAGAAAGATTTATTGAAACAGCTAGAAGTTATTATAACTATAGAGAAGGAACAGAAGAGTATAATGATTATTCTTCAGCTGATATCTTAGAAAAGTTTTATGAAGACAGAACATGGGGTAACTACAACACCTTTTCTATGGGTGCAGATGTTATTTCTACATCTACAGAAGAAGACAATGATAGATTAAAACAGTTTGCATACTTACAGCAAACCTTTGAAACCTTACCATCATTTTGGAATGACCCTAATAGAACATTTGGAGAGTGGTTAGTAGACGCTGGTGGGGCAATGATAGCTGACCCTATAAATTTAATAGGTGCTGGTATAGGTGGTGTAGCTTCTAAAGAAGCATTTAAAGTGTCTTTAAAAGAGCAACTTAAAGGTAAGATGGCTAAAGAGATTACTGATAAACAAATTAAAGAAGCAGCTAAGCAAGCAGAAAAAGAAGCACTGGGTAAAGCAGCTAAGAAAGGAGCAGCGATAGAAGGTGGTATATCGGCTTTTGCTGGTGGAACACACGACACTTTATTACAAGTCAATGCTATTAACACTGGTGTACAAGACGAATTTAGTTATAAACAAATGGGGGTAGCAGCTGGTGTCAGCGGTGCATTTGGGACAGCTTTTGGTGCGGGTACATCTGCATTTAGTTTTAAACTAACAAACAAGCAAATGCAGAACACAGCTGTAAAACAATTAAAAGATTTACATGACTACGGTGTTGACACTACAACAGGTAGAACCTTATTTAAGGACTTAACAGAGGTGAAACAATCACCTATGCTGTATAAGAACAAACCTAAAAAAGCTAAGGATGACCCATCTTTTAGTAAAATAGAGATGGACACTGACAATCCCACGTTTATCAAAAATCTTAGACAAATTCCACTAGGAAGGGGAAAACCACCTTATAAAGATTTTAACTATGACAGGATGGATGACCCTAAAAATGCACATTTGTTAGATAGCGTTATTCAAGAAACAGCTACAGAATTAGCATCACCTAAAGTATCACTAAAACAAATGAGAGAAATAGCTGAAGAAATGGGATTAGAACCTGAAGAAGTACTAAGAAGAGGTGAAGACTTAGCATCACAAAAAGATATGTTTGCTGTAGTTATCGCACACAGTAATTTAATACAACGTCAATTATATGAAGTACAAATGTTAAGTAACAGACTTAACAGACCTGATTTATCAACTGCGGACAGAAAACAACTAGTAGAAGAAAGTGTAAAACGCCTAACATTAGTACGTTCATTGTCTAAAAAACAAAAAGAAATTACAGAAAACCCCGCAAGGGCAACAACAGCTGGACGAGTTACAAGAACAGCACTAGAAGCGGCTGATTTAAAAGCAGACCCACAAGACCCTGTAATGAAAAGACTTTTAGAAGATGACCCTGAAGAGTTTTTAAAACGTCTTGCATTATTAGATGATGATAAACAAATAATAAATGCATTAGATAATGTTAAAAACTTTAAAAAAATTGATTTAGCAGCTGAGTATATAAACAATAACTTATTATCTTCTCCTGATACTCATATATTAAACATTATGTCAGGGATGACTCAGTTTATACATAAACCATTCGTTATGGCTTTTAAAGCTGCTAACCTTGTAAAACACGACAGAGACCGTGCACAAGCAGTATTTAGAGAATCTTACAACACTTTAGCTATGCAGTTTGCATATACAGGACACGCTCTGTCTAGAGCAAAAATGGCATTTATACAAGGAAGACCTTTACTAGATAGACAACAACTAAAAGTAGATAGCAACATTAGACAAGGACAATTACAAAGATGGTTAAATGCTAGTGCAGAATTAATAACAACACCATTAGGTAGAACAGGTGCATTAGCTCAAAAGTATTTAGTAGAGCCAACTACCTATGCTGTAACAACACCACTAAGAACATTAGGAGCTGGAGATGAGTTTTTAAAATCAATGCTGTTTAAAGGTAGAATGGCTGCAAACATACATGAAACTATTGTGTCTAAACACCCAGAACTAGTAAGTAATAAATGGAATGCTTTTAAACAAAATAAAGAATATAAAGCTAAATTTAAAGAGTATGAAAAGATATATACAGATAGTAAAGGTGAAGCTAAAAAGCTAGAAGACTTTACACCTGAAGAGAAAGCACAACTAAGACCTGAAGATTTAAAAGCATATAACACGCCTTTACGTTATGCACAAGAAGGTTCATATACACAGCACTATAATGTAAAAGATGCTATTACAGGTGGGGATGCTCCAGTAAACATTACCAAAGGTATAATGAACCTGACTAATGAATACCCTCTACTACGTGTATTAGGTATGCACTTTATTAATACACCTTCTAATTTAATTAGATGGAATATGCAACATTTACCATTTCTAGGGCGTTTTCAAATAGAGATGAGACAACTACTTAGAACTAAAGATGGTGGTACACTTAACTTTGACCCACGAAAAGGTGGGCTAGCTATGACTGACCTATCTAAAGCAGTTGACCCTGAGGCAGCAGCTGAGGCTATTGGACGCATACAAATGGGTTACGTAATATGGTCAGCTGGTATCTATGCAGCTTTGTCAGGTAAAGTTACAGGCGGTGGTGACCGAGATTACAGAGTTAACAAAGAACGTACTAAAGCTACAGGGTGGCAACCATATTCTTATAGAAGAGATGATGGTGGTTATGTTAGTTTTAACAGGTTAGACCCAATGTTTATGCCATTTGGTATTGCAGCAGATATGGTAGACTGGTATGAAATACAACAATCACACAACTCTAAAGTGTTGCCTGAAGGTTATGAAGATAAAGGTAATGAAGTAGTATTAACAGCAATTGCTTCTGTTGTTAGAAATTTAACATCTAAGTTTTATACAACAAACATATTAGATACAGCTCATTTCTTCTTATCAGATGAAGCAATGCGTATGCAATCAGCTGAAAGAACAGCTGGTTCTGTTATGGCTAGAGCAATATATAAAGCAACACCTTTATCAGGGTTCTTACGCTATAACAACAGAGTGTGGGATGATGAAGCAAAAGAATTAACCAGCTTTGTTGACAGGATGAAACGTCTCGACCCTACAGGAGCTGACGGCGTTATGCCTGAGAGAAACATGTTTGGTGAAAAAGTTAAAAGACCTAGAGGATGGTTCTTAGGGGCAAATCTAGTTTCTTCTCCATTTGCATGGACTAAATTTGATAACCCAGCAGTAGCTCATTTCTTTAGAAACAGGGATTTTAAATATACTAGACCATCTACTAAAGTGCCTAGTACTCAACTAGATTTAAGAGACCTTAAGAACAAAAAGGGACAATCAGCTTATGATTACTGGATGGAACAAGTAGGTGAAACTAAATGGTCTTACAAAGGTAAAAAAGATTTAACTTTAAGAGGGTATATTGAAGAGTTGATAATGGATAAAAATAGTTACATCTATTCTTTACCATCACCTGAATACACATTGTTAGAAGATTATCAACAGAAAGAAATATTAAAGATAATTGATAGTGCTGAAAAGATGTCATGGTCTAAAGTAACAACAGCTTTTCCTGAGATAGAGGAAACAATACTTAGAGGTGAATTGTTTGACGCTCAAGGTTTTGCTAGGTATGGAGCAGACAGGAAAAAGATATTACAAAATATCATGGACTACTAAAGTTCCCGTCTTAGAAGAATCATTTTAGAGGAAACACATGGCAAACAGTTTTGTAAGGTACACAGGTGACGGTAGCACAACTACCTATTCTGTACCTTTTAGCTATAGGGCACAAGAAGACGTCTCTATTACTATAGATGGTGTTTTAACTACAGCATTTACATGGAATGGTGCTGGTACACAGATTACATTTACCACAGCTCCAGCTTCCTCTACAGCTATAGAAATCCGTAGAACCACAAGTCAGGGCACAAAGCTCGTAGATTATGCGTCAGGTTCAGTACTAACAGAATCAGATTTAGACACGGATAGTGACCAAGC